ATGCCCAGCCGTTTCTGGACAGGGGGCCGTGTGGCGGGCTGGCATCGCGAGGACATCAAGGCGGCATTGAGGAAGCGGCACGGCTCGATCGCCAACCTCGCTGCCTGCTGGGGTGTCGACGCATCAACCATCAGCACCGTGCTGCGGCGTCCGGGTTCTTCCCGGATCGAAAAACTGATCGCCGACGCCATAGGCCAAGCCCCCCACAAGCTGTGGCCGCACCGCTGGACCCCGGATGGAGTCCCGCTTTCCGCGCGGACCAGCACGGTCGCTACCAGAAAACTGGCCGAAACGCATAACGAAACCAACAGGGCAGCCTGATCATGCAAATATTGAAGCTGAAACTCGCCGACATCGACGCCAGCGACCGGCTGCGCGAGGTGAACCCAGAGAAAGTGCGGGAACTGCTGCCCAGCTGGCTGTCACAGGGCCAGATGATGCCGATAGAGGTGCGGGCGGCCGACGAAGAGGGCAAGTTCAAGCTGGTCTCCGGCGGCCACCGCGTGGCGGTGGCGCGCGCCGCTGGCGAGGAGACGATCTTCGCCACCCTGTTTGACGGCGGCGATGACGAAAGCCGCCTGCGAGAGATCGACGAGAACCTCTACCGCGCGGAACTGTCACCATACGACCAAGCCGCCTTCCTAGCGGAACGGCGCGCCATCTACGAGCGGTTGAATGGCCGCGTGAAGGCCGGACCGAAGGGCGCGCGCAGTTCGCGCCAAGCTGGCGCTAATTACGATAGCGGCGCGGTTCAGTTGAGCTTCTTCGACGAGACGACGAAGAAGTTCGGGCTGCCGAAGCGCACGATCATCCGCGCGCTGACGCGGCATTCCAGGATCGACAGCAGGGCATGGGCGGCGCTGCGTGGCACGAGCTTCTGCAACAAGGGCGCGGACCTCGACGCTCTCGGGAAGCTGGAGCCGGCCACACAGTGGAAGGTGGCGCAGCACCTGCGCTCGGGCGCGTTTGCGAACGTCAAGGCGGCGATCCGCAGTGTCATCGGTGCGCCGGCGGCGCCTGGTGAGAAGACCGTCGTGGAGAAGTTGACGACCCTTTGGGCCAAGGCCACGGACGCCGAAAAACGTCGGTTCTTGGCGCATCTGACGGATGTTGGCGCGATCGGGGGCTAGGCCGATGACGCTGGCGCTATCCCCTCGTGAATGGTTCTCGGCCGGCGAGCTGGCTGAGATGAAGCTGCCGGGCATACCCGCGACCGATCGCGGCATTGCGCAGATGGCTGACCGGCTCGGCTGGGCGGCTGAGGCGGCTGAGGGGACGGCGTGGCGTCCACGCCAGGGCAAAGGCGGCGGGATCGAGTTTCACTACTCGGTGCTGCCGCGCAGCGCGCAGGTGCCGATCGCGGCCGAGATTGCGAAGGTCAACGCCGCGGCCAGAGCCGTCGCGGAGGCCGAAACAACATCGGACGCGCGGCAATGTGCGCGCATCAGCGAGGTCACGGCGTGGTGGGCGCGCCAGCCGGACAGCCGGAAGGCCAAGGGCGTCGAGCGCATGGAGCTGCTCGACCAGGTCACGACCCTGGTCCGCGGCGGCATGACAAAGACGGATGCCATGAACGCGGTGGCGCGGCAGGCGAAAATCGCGGTCACGACGCTCTATGCCTGGGAAAATACCGTCGCCGGGATCGAGGGCTGCTACTGGTCGATGTTCCTGACGCCGCGGCACCTGGGCCGCACGGCGAAATCAGAATGCGACCCGCGGGCCTGGGATTTCATCAAGGTCGATTACCTGCGGCCCGAGCAGCCGAATTTCGCGGCGTGCTACCGGCGCCTGCAGAAGGTGGCGGCGGCCGAGGGGTGGCAGATCCCTAGCGAGGACACGCTGAAGCGCCGCATCGATAAATTGCCGGTTCAGCTGCGCGTGCGGGAACGCCAGGGCGATGACGCGCTGAAGCAGCTCTTTCCATACCAGAAGCGTGATCGCGGCGTGTTCCACGCCCTGCAGGCGGTCAACGCCGATGGCCATAAATGGGATGTGTTCGTGCGCTGGCCGGACGGCCATGTCGATCGCCCTGTGATGGTGGTGTTCCAGGACCTCTACAGCGGCAAAATCCTGAGCTGGCGTGTTGATAAGAGCGAAAACCGCGAGGCGGTGCGCCTGGCCTTCGGCGATATGATCGAGGCATGGGGCATTCCCGAGGAATGCTACCTGGATAACGGGCGCAACTTCGCCAGCAAGTGGCTCACCGGCGGCATCCCCAACCGTTACCGCTTCAAGGTGAAGGATGACGACCCGGTCGGCATCATGACCCAGATGAAGGTCAGCGTGCACTGGACCACGCCGTATTCGGGCCAGAGCAAGCCGATCGAACGCGGATTTCGGGATTTTGCCCAGGATATTTCCAAGCACCCGGCATTCGCGGGCGCGTGGACTGGCAACACCGTGGCCGACAAGCCTTCGAACTATGATAAAAAAAACGCGGTCACGCTGGACACCTTCATCAAGACGGTGGCGGGGGAAATCATAGAGCACAACGCCCGCAAGGGGCGGCGCAGCGCGCTGGCCGCCGGGCGCAGCTTCGATGAGACCTTTGATGCGAGCTATAAGGTCGCGCGAATCCGCAAGGCCAACGTGGAGCAGCGCCGCCTTTGGCTGATGGCGGCGGAGAGCGTGCGCGCGGCGCGGCGTGACGGCGCGATCGAGCTGCTAGGCAATCGCTACTGGGCGGAAGACCTGCTGGAATACCGCGGTCAGAAAATTATCGTGCGGTTTGATCCCGAGCAGCTGCACGAGCCGCTGCATGTTTACACGCTGGCGGGCCAGTATGTGGCCAGCGCGGAATGTCAGCTGGCAGCGGGCTTCAACAATGTTGAAGCGGCGCGCGAGCACGCCCGCAAGCGGAATGCATTCAAGCGCGGCTGGCGGATGATGGCCGAGGCGGAGAAGAAATACCCGATCGAGCAGGTTGCCGCGATGCTGCCGGAGACCACCGAGCCGCCAGCGCCGGAAACTAAAATCGTGCGGCCGATGTTTGGCCGCTCGGGTGCTGCTGCCAGCGCCGCGGCGCTGCAGCTGAGCGACGAGCAGGAAGTGGACATGCTGATCAACGCCGCGATGGCCGACGCGATGGCCGGGCGGCGGCAGCATATCCGGCTCGTAGAAGATCCCGACGGCGAGTGAGCGCTCGCCGCCGGGTTTAGGCGTTCAACAAGATGGAGAAGGGCGTAATATCATGAGCGATACCGAGATGGAAGAGATCAGCGCGGAAGACCAGGAGGCGGTCCGCGCCGAGGTGCGCCGCGTCGCCGGCGGCACGTCGATGACGGTTGTGGCCAAGCAGGCAGGCATTCCCTACGGCACATTCAGCGCCTGGATTGGCGGCACATACACCGGCAATAACGGCAGGATTGCACAGGCGGCGCGCCGGTGGCTGCATGCGCAGGCGACTGGCACCGCGGCGCGGGCGGCCATGCCGGTGGCGCCGGGATATATCGAGACGCCCACGGCCAAGGCATTCTTCTCGGCGCTGGAATTCGCGCAATTCACGCCTGATTTCGTGGTGGTGTCCGGCGGCGCCGGCGTGGGTAAGACGACGACGGTCGGCCGATATAAGGCAACGCACCCGAATGTCACGGTGCTGACCTGCGAGCCTGCGTTTCAGACGCCGCGCATGATGTTGGACCGCCTGGCGATGCAGCTGGGCATGACGGAAAAATACCGCAGCCAGATGCTGAGCTTCGCCATTCAGCGCCGCCTGGCGGGCACCGAGGCGCTGGTAGTGCTGGACGAGGCGCAGCACCTGCGCAGTGACGCGATGGACCAGCTGCGCACGCTGCACGATCTGACCGGCGTCGGTTTCGCGCTGGTGGGAAACGAGACGGTCTATGGCCGCATCGAGGGCCATGCGCGCGAGGCACAATTCAGCCAGCTTTACAGCCGCGTGGGCATGCGGGTTTCCAAACCCACGTGCCAGAAGGGCGATATTTCCGCGATCCTTGACGCCTGGGAGATCGAGGGCGCTGACGAGCGCAAGATGCTGACCGCGATCGCAAGCAAGCCGGGCGCGTTGCGCGGGATGACGAAAACGCTGCGACTGGCGGTGTTTTTGTCCCGCGGGGAGCCAGTCACAGCGGAGAAAATCCGCATGGCCTGGCAACGGATCAGCTCCACCAACCTCATTGCGGAATAGGGGGCGGCGATGCGGCGGGTTTTTGATGTTCCTGCGCGGCTCGACGCTTTCGCGGATTACTTCCGCGATATGGCGCTCCGCAACGAGGCGCCGAACGCGGAGGAGATGGGCTATTTGGTGGAGCAGATGCGGGCGTGCGCGGCCGAGACTCGCTCGCACGAGCTGCTGGTGCAGCATCTGATCCGCCAGGCCGAGCCACCGGCGGCGGCATTGCCCGCGCCGGCAGCCGAGGCGCGCCCCCGCCTGTTTGGCGTGATCGAAGGCGGCCGTGCGTAGGCAAGCGCGCAGGGGCCCGACGTGCCGCGGCTGTGCCGATGCCGGCATGATCCGGCACACCGAGCAAGTGCGCGACACCGATGCCTGTCCTGAGTGCGTGAGGCGGGCTGAGGAAGAATACAAAACGGTTTTGCGGCGCCGGTTAATTGCCGCTTCACAGGGGGTAAATCATGGATCAGCACGTGGCACAGCCGCTGGCGGAAATTCCGCCGGGGTATATGCGCAATCCCTACGGGCATCTGGTGCCGGTGGGCTCGATCAAGCCGTCGGTGCTGCTGCAGCACGAGACGGTGGTGAAGATGTGCGGCGAGGCGCTGATGGTGCACCAGGCGCTGGCGACATTCCGGGAGGAGATGTTCGACAGCGTGGACGCGTTCATGGCGCTGCTGTCCCAGGAATACGGGGCCAAGCCGCGTAGCAGCGGCAATACCGCGCTGGAGAGCTTTGACGGCCTGGCTAAGGTGGAGATTTCCACCGGACATTTCCTGACCTTCGGGCCCGAGCTCGACGTGGCGAAATCGCTGATCGACGAGTGCCTGACCAAATGGAGCGAAGGCAGCAACGAGAACCTGAAGGCTCTGGTGAATGACGCTTTCGCCGTGGGCGACGGCGGCAAGCTGCAGGTGGACCGTGTGCTGGCGCTGCGCCGGGTGTCGATCGACGATCCGGTCTGGAAGCGCGCGATGGACGCGATCGGCGACGCGCTGAAAGTCAGCCGCAGCAAGCGGTATATCCGGTTCCACACGCGCCCGAATGTCGACGCCAAATGGGAACAGATCACCCTTGATATGGCGAGGGTGTGATGACGCAGATCAACGATGAAATGATCGCCGTGATCCGGCATTTTGGGGCTGCAGATGCCCGCGCCTGGTCAAAGTCCGTGGATATGTATGAGGCGGTAGCAGATATCCTGGTTGGTTTACGCGGCAAGGAGATCGGCACGAGCGTGACGATGCTCACGGCGACAATCCTGACCCTGGCGGCAAAGCCGGGGCACGAGGCGGATTGCCTGCGCGTGGTGGGCGCCAAGCTGATTGATATCGCGGATGGTTTGAACCTGCACTCGGCGGGAAAGGTCCAATTCGGCGAGTTACCGCCACGCGGAAGGGTAAATTGATGAGCGCGCTGGCTCGGCACTACCGGCTAAAGCTCGTGCGGCGTTGCCAGCTGTGGTGGGCCGCGTGCCTGGATGGGGTCAAGAGCGGGATTTCGCTGCGGCGCATCACCGGCCTGTGCATCGCCTTTTGGGCGGGCCAGTTTTTCCAGGTCGGGCTCCGCAAAACCAGCGACGTGATGTTCCTGATCGCCGCGGTGTTGCTGCCATGAGCGCGGCGGCGAAGGCGGCGCGGCGGCCGATGCTGGCGAAGGTGCATATCGCCAAGAAGGAAATGCACCTGGCCGATGACGCCTACCGTGATGTGCTGACGCGCATCACCGGCAAGGACAGCGCCGGCGCCTGCAACGATGCCGAGCTGGACCGCGTGCTGACCGAATTCAAGCGCCTCGGCTGGACGCAGCGCGCCGGGCGCGGGATCAGCCAGAACCCGCAGGTGCGCAAGATTTACGCCATCTGGAAAGACATAAAGCCGCTGCTGGACGGCAAGCCGGGGCTCGGTGAATTGCGCGCTTTCACGCGGCGGCAAACCAAGGGGCCGCTTCATCCCGATGGGGTGTCGGCGCCGGAGTTCCTTAACCCGGAACAGGCTATTTTGGTGATCGAGGGCTTGAACGCGTGGCGCGAGCGGCTGCGCCGAAAGGGGAAGAAATGATAATGTGGAACCAGGCATTCTGGATTGTGTTCGCGTTGTGCCTGCTGCTGATCGGGATCGGCATCGGCGAAACTGGGTGCGGCGACACTGTGGCCTGCATCAATGCCGCGATGGAGCTGCGCTGATGGACGACACCGAAATCAGGCAGGCGATCAAGAGCGCGGTGCGCGAGGCAATCCAGCTGGCCCGCACCAACAGCGTCAGCGCACAGGGTTTGGCGGTGGAATATGCCGAGCAGTTGATCCTGCCGGCGCACCAGCGCTCGATCGCGCAGGCGCGGGCGGAAGGGTATCGCGCCGGTGTGGGCGGCCGGGCGGAGCCGGTTTCGTGAGCGCGCGGGGGGCGCGCTGCCTGCATGACCTGCCCGCGGCCAATTTCCTGCCGCTGGTGGCCGGCGAAATTGCGCACGGCCTGGATTGCCAGGGTTTTGCCCTGACGCCGTATGCGCGTGCCTATGTCCACCGGGGCGGTCTGGTGACCGTGCGCATGGTTTGGCGCAAGCGGCATACCGTGGACAGCGTGGTGATGATGCTGCGCCTGCGCGGGCAAATGCCTGAAATGGTGGTTGACGCGCTGATGGCGGCGCTTGAGCCGGGGATGGTGGCCGATGCCGCCGGCTGACCAGGACATCCGGCCGCCGCCGAATATCCGCTGGTTAATTGACCTGCTGGGGGAGGAGGCTGCCTTGCGCCTGGTCGATGTCCATGCGGGGACGCGATTCTTTGTTCCAAAAACGCTGACCGCGCGCAGCGAGCTGGTGCGCAGCACGCAGCTTGATGCGAAGGTGCTGGCGCCGTTGGTGCGGTCGCACGGCGGCGAGCTGTTAAACCTGCCCTTGTGCCGCGAGTGGCGAGTGCGTATTTACCGGTCCCGCGAGGGTCTGACCTATTCGCAGATCGCTCAGCGCTTGGGGATTACCGAGCGGGCGGTTTGGCGCATCCTGAATAACGGCGGCATGACCGCCCAGATGGAGCTGCCCAACCTGTAGAGGTTGGTGCCTACCTCGGTGGGCATTACGGCGCCGGCAATTAACACGCAAAACCTCAGTTCACCGCGGCGTGTTTTGCCGCTTCCCGGTCTCTCAGGAGCTTGAGGCGTGTCCAATTTCGATAAGGTGGCGACAGTAGTCTTGGAGCAGCAGCGGGCGTTTGTGCTCGCTGGCCTTGATCGTGCCGATGATAAATCGGTGATGTTCTGCCTTGGCGATATCGTCAATGAGGACTACACGATCCTGCGGGTGACGATCTGGCATTCAATCCGCGGCGACGAATTGCCGATCGGCGCTGCTCTGCTTGTGACCGATGCGGCGATCCTGCTTGGTTATGCAGTGGCCGTCGATCTCCTGACGAAGAGCATCAACGGCGCCGGTTGCCTCACTGCCGAAATTCGGTCTTGCGAGCGCGCGGTCGAGGTTCTGAATGATTGCGAGCGGGTTCCGTATTTCCTTCCCGATGTGATTCGCCATTTTCAGGTGATGGTGCTGCTCGAGCTTTTCTCTTCCGATCTCTGGCGCGACGGCCATGCGCACCTGGCCGAGCGTCTGCGTTTCACCCTTGGGGTGGCGCTTTCATGGTGCGATCAACAAAAGGAAGCCGTGGAATGACGTTCAAGCAATATGGATTGCTGGCGGCGGTGATCGCGCTGGCCGCCTGCACCCCGCAGGAACTACAGGAAGCCAGCACGGTCTATCAGGACGTGGACGGCACACTGAAGACGGCATGCGTGATCGGCGCCACTGGGCAGGCGCTCGTCGCGCCGGTCGACCCGGCGTTGGCGCAAAACAGCAAGGTGGCCGCGGCGAATGCCGCCTGCGCGGCGATCAACGCGACGCCCGCGCTGCTGCCCATCACGCCGCCGGTATCGGCGCCGGTGGTGACGCCGCCGGCGCCGGTTGCGCCCACCGATCCTGGCGTGCTGGTGCAATGACCGCCGCGAGCTGGCTGCGGCAGCCGACAACGATCACGGGTATCGCGGCAGTTTTGGCCACGGCCGTGGGCGGTGTCGCGCAGGTGCTGACCGGCGACGCCACGGTCACGGCCGTCGCCGGCGGGCTGATCTATGGCGCCGTGCACCTGGTGATTAACGACAACACCGTTGCGACCGACGTGGCGCAGCTCGCGGAGACGGGGGCCGAGATGGCGATCGGCGGCGCGCCGATGGCGGCGGGGTTGTCGCGGCAGGCGATCGAGGAAATCAAGAAGCTGCTCCTCGACACTCTGACGATCAAACCCGACCAACACACGCCGCCGGCGGCAGGTTGAGCATGGGCGCGGCAGTTTACCTGGCTGCCGCGCTGCTGCTCGCACGAATGGAGACGACGCGTTTGGATCAGATCGACCGGGCACAGGAGCTCGATCAAATTCACACCGATGCGGCACTCGCCGCGCATCAGCGCCACCATCGCCCGGCGCGCGCGCCGCTGTCGAATTTCTGCCGGTGCTGTGGGGAGGAAATTCCGCGGGCGCGGCGCGAGGCGGTGCCGGACGCGCGCACTTGCATCACGTGCCAATCCGAGATTGAGGGGGAGCGCCGGTGAGGTTTTTCGAGCAAGCGGATTGGCAGTCTATCGACGCGTTTGTCGGCGTTTGCGTGGTGATGCTGGGGTTTTTCGGCTGGTTCATGCGCACAACGCTGGCCCGGAATTTCGTGAGCCACGCGGACCATCTGAAGATCGATGAAAGGATTGCGCGGGTTGAGAAATCACTCGCCGCCATGGCGACCAAGGCGGATTTCCTGGGGCTGGAGGCGCGGCTGCGGCCGGTGGAAACGGGTGTGCAGGTCTTGAGCGAACAGGTGCGCTCGGTGGGCGAAGGTGTGACGCGCACCGAACGGCTGGTCTCGATATTAGTTGAAGCGGGCATGAAGGTGGGTGGCGGAGAATGAGCAACCTGGCGGAAATGATGGCCGGCGATCAGCGGCTGATCATGCTGCGCTCGCTGGACGAGGCGACGGCGACGACGCTCAACGAAACAATCCTGAAAATGTGTCTGTATAAATTCGGGCATGTGATGGGGCGTGACCAGGTGCGGACCGAGCTGCAATGGCTGGCGGAGCAGCGCCTGGTGCGGCTGGAGCGGCTGCCGACTGGCGATGGCGAATTCTGGGTGGCGCACCTGACCGCGGACGGCGCGGAAGTGGCGCAAGGCCGCGCGCACCACGGCGTGGCGCGCAGGGTGCCTGGCTGATGGCGAAGAAGCCCTCCAGTATCGATAAGCTGCCGGAGAGCATCCGGGAGGAGATCGGCCGTTTGCGCATGAATGGCGCGACGCTGGATCAAATCCTGGCGCACCTGCACACGATGACGCCGGACGTGCCGAGCCGCAGCGCATTGGGCCGCCACGCCCTGAAAATCGACGCGCTGGGCGAGCGTTTGCGCCGCAGCCGCACCATGGCCGAGGCGCTGGCCAGCGGCCTGGGTGACGCGCCTGAAAGCCAGGCGGCGCGGCTGAATATCGAGCTGCTGCACAACACGATGATGGAGCTGTTCCTGCGTGACGCCGATGGCGACGAGGCATCAGACGAAACCGGCAAAGCGGCGCTGCTGGGCAACCCCGAGGGGTTGATGATGTTGGCCAAGGCGGTGCAGGCGCTGGCGAGCGCCAGCAAGACGAATGAGGATTTTATCGCGGCCGCGGAAAAGCGCGCGGCCGATAAGGCGCGGCGCCAGGCGGCCGAGGCGGTGGACGTGGTCGGCAAGGCTAAGGGCCTGACGGCCGAGACGCTGGACGCGATCAAGCGCGGCATTTTTGGAGCAGCAGCATGAGCGGCATCGCAATCCCGCGGGGTATCCGCAACAACAATCCAGGCAATATCCGGCGCAATGACACGCGGTGGCAGGGGCTGGCGGAGCAGCAGACGGACCCGGATTTCTTCCAGTTTACCTGTGCGAAATTCGGGCTGCGCGCGATCTTCCGCACGCTGCATACCTACCAGATGCAGGATCGCGTGACGGTGCGGCAATGGATCAGCGCATGGGCGCCCCCGAGCGACCACAATGATACCGACGCCTATATCGCCGCGGTGTGCAAATACGCGATGTGGCAGCCTGATGCGCCGCTGTCCGTGCTGGACCCGTGGCACGCGCCGTTGGTGGTGGCGGGCATGGTGCAGGTCGAGAATGGGCAGCAGCCTTATGGCGGCGATATCATCAGCGCGGCGTTCGACCTGGCGTTTCCCTATATGAAACGGCCAAGGGGCAACCTGGAATGAGTATCGTCGTTTACCGTGACGGGATTATCGCGAGCGACAGTGCGATCACCGAGGGTGGCGTGCTGATAGGCACCGCCCGCAAGATCGCCCGCGTCCAGGCCGGCTGGCTTGTCGGCGCTGTCGGGTGCGCGATCGACATTGAAAGGTTTTTGACGGTTTTTTCGCACTTGCGCTCGACGTCAAGAAATCCGCCGCAGCTCGTGCAATTGACGGCGAATGTGCAAGCCGGGTTCACCGGCCTGGTCGTCGGGCCAGAAGACGCCACGATCTATGAGAAGGGCGGCTGCTTCGTTTTGGATGCGCCGAAGGGCATAGCAATCGGCAGCGGCGCGGACATCGCCAGGGGCGTCATGTGGACCGGCCAGCGCCCCGAAATGGCCGTGCTGGCCGCCATCGAGCTTTGCGGTTCATGCGGCGGCGCTATGCAGTATGAGTGCGCACCCTGGTTGGAGCCGCCCACCGCATGAGCGCGATGCCGGCCGTCTTTCTGACCTACCAGCAGGAGCTGATGAGCTCGGCGGCGACCTATGGCGTCACGGTCGTCGAGAAGAGCCGGCGCACGGGCTATTCCTGGTCGGCGGCTGCCATCGCGGTGCTGACGGCGGCGGCGACGCGCGCAGCCGGCGGCATGAGCGTCTATTACATGGGCTATTCTTTGGAGATGGCCCGCGAGTTCATTGATTACTGCGGCACCTGGGCGAAGCAATTGCAGGTCGCAGCCGGCGCGATGCACGAGACCTTCTTCACGGACCCGGACAATCCCGAGAAGGAGATCAAGGCGTTCCGGGTGGAATTCGCCAGCGGGTTCGAGGTTGTGGCGTTGCCGTCTGTGGCGCGCGCGCTACGCGGCAAGCAGGGCCTGGTCATTATCGACGAGGCTGCATTCCACGATGATTTGCCGGGCGTGATCAAGGCTGCGATGGCGCTGCGCATGTGGGGTGGCCGCATCGTCATCATCTCCACCCACAAAGGCCAGGAGAACCCGTTCAACGCGCTAGTGATGGAAATTCGCGCGGGAAAGAAGCCGACTTATAATCTGCTGCGTTGCACGCTGGATGATGCGCTGGCGCAGGGTCTTTACGAGGTGATTGCCCAAAAAAACAACCTGGAAATCTCGCCCGATGCCAAAGCACAGTGGCTAGCCGATCTGATCACCGAATATGGTGATGACGCCGACGAGGAGCTCTTCGTCATCCCCAGCGAAGGCGGCGGCGCCGCCATCCCGCGCGTGCTGATCGAGAAGCGCATGGTCTCGCCCGGGCCGGTGCTGCGCTGGAGCTGCGACAAGGAATTCGTGCACCTGCCAAAGCATATTCGCGAGGCGGAATGCCGCGACTGGTGCGTGAGCGAGCTGCTGCCGATCCTGACCGCGCTGGACCCGGAAATCCCAACCTGCTTCGGGGAGGATTTCGCGCGCAAGGGTGACCTGACGTCGATCGTGCCGCTGCAGATTATGCCGAATATGGTGCGGCGCTGCCCCTTCATCGTTGAGCTGCGGAATGTGCCATTCGAACAGCAGCAGCAAATCCTGTTCTACATTGTGGACCGCCTGCCGAAGATGCGCGCGGGCAAGCTGGACGCCGGTGGCAACGGATCATTCCTGGCCGAGGTGGCGATGCAGGAATACGGCGCCAACCGCATCGAGATGGTGACGTTCAGCGAGCCCTGGTACCGCGAGAATATGCCGAAGCTTAAGGCGGCGTTCGAGGACGGCGCGATCGAGCTGCCGAAGGACCGCGACGTGCTGGATGATTTCGCGCTGCTGCGGTACGTGCGCGGCGTGATCCGGGTGCCGGAGCGCGTGCTGGGTAGCGACGGCAAGGGCCGCCACGGTGACACCGCCATCGCCGGTGCGCTGGCCTGGGCGGCCAGCCTGGCCGAGCCGGAGATCTACGAGTTCGAGAGCCGCCGCCCAGGCGACAGCGCGCCCGGCCATCGCTGGGCGCAGACGGCGGCCGAGCGGAACGCGGACGATGATACGCGCAAGCCCGGCGGCGGCTTTATGCCGGCGCTGCGTGGCGGCGTTCTAGCGGACCCGACGGGGCGTGCGCTGTGACCGGCGACTGGCGCAGCCGCGCCGATCTGGGCGGCGAGCTGCCCGCGGAGGATCACGCCGTCGCGCGCGCGGCCGTCATGGAGCGGGAAATTGCCGAGGCGTTGACGCTCGACCAGGAGCTGCACCTAGCCAACGTGATCGCTCGGCTGCAGCGCGTGGTCACGCACCCCGGCAGCGGCGATCGGCGCTTCATCCAGGACATGCGCGGCACGCGGCCCTCATCCCTGACCGATCCACAGCGCAAGTGGCTGATACGCCTGGCGTGGAAATACCGCTTTCAGCTTCCGCCAGGCCTGCGGCCCGCGGAAAACCCCGACACTCCTGCCGATGTGAGGAAAAACTGATGCGTCCCGAAATGCTCCATGTTGTCACCGCCCGCTTTAATCCGCTTCGGTGGCAAGCCCCCGACCGCCACTACCGCGATTGGGTGCAGCACATTCTTGATGGTGGCGCTAAATTAACTGTCTGCGAGCTACAATATGGCGAGCGGCCTTTCGTGTGCGATTTGCCCCACGTGAACCATGTCGGCGTGCGGGCCGACAGCTGGTGCTGGTCAAAGGAAAATCTCCTTAACCTGGCGATCCAGCGTTTGCCCGAGGCCAAATATATCTGCTGGGAAGACGCCGACGTGTTCCACCGCAATGGCGATTGGGCGTCGGAGACGGTGCACGCGCTGCAGCATTACCGCGCCGTGCAAACCTGGTCTCAGTGCATGGATTTGGGCCCCAATGGGCAGATCATGGCGCTGCATCGTTCCTTCGGCGATCGCTACATGAGCCAGCAGCCGGTTAAGAAGGATCAGGAGCGCTGGTGGAAGTGGGAGTGCGGGCCCTATGAGTTCGCACACCCCGGCTTTGGTTGGGCAGCGCAGCGCGAGCTGCTCAATCGCACCGGTGGCCTGTTCGAGCTCGGCGGCATGGGCTCTGGGGACAACCACATGGCGCTCGGCATGGTCGGGTGCGTCGAGTGGAGCATTATCAAGGATTGCGGCGCGGAATATGCGGACGCGCTGAAGCTGTGGCAGAGCCGCGCGACGCCGTTTGTTGGCGGCCGACTGTCTGCGGTGCCCGGCGTGATCGAGCACCGTTTCCACGGATCGAAGCAAGCGCGTGGCTACCTGACGCGCTGGGATATGTTCGTGAAGCACGGCTTCAACCCGTTCACGGACCTGAAGCGCAACACCTATGGCGTGCTCGAGTGGGCGGGAAATAAACCGGAAATGGAGCGGGACTGGGACGCCTATCTGCGCAGCCGCCGCGAGGACGATAACTGCACCTGAGACCGGGCGCGGCGTTTCGAAAAAAGAAGCAAAAGGTTTTTTGCTTCTTTTGTTAAAGAAAGAGCGGGAAACCTAAATGGCACGCGTGAAAAGCTCGATCGTTGACCCGGACGGTATCCCCTACGAGCGGGATATCCTGGAGGATGTGGTTTCGCCCACCGCGGCGATCGACGGGCGGCCGGCGTTCGCGGGCCACGTCGCGTTCGGGCTGGACCCTGGCCGCATGGGCGCCATTATCCGCGCGTCCGACATGGGCAACACCCTTTTATGGTGGATTTTGGCGGAGGAGATCGAGGAGCTCTACCCGCACTACGCGGCGGTGCTGAGCAAGCGGAAGCGCCAGTTCAGCGTGCTGCCGGTGAATGTGGAGGCGGCGAGCGACGATCCTGAGCACCAGCGCCACGCCGATTTCGTGCGGGAATGGCTTGAGGATGACATGCTGGGCGGGGCGATGTTCCACATCGCCGACGCCCTCGGCAAAGGGCACTCGGTCCACGAGATCATGTGGGAAAGCAAACCGGGCAGCGTGCGGCCAGCCGAGCTGCTTTATCGTGAGCAGCGGTTTTTTGAGACCAGCTTCAAAGACGGCGAGACGCTGTGGCTGCGCCAGGGCAGCGGGTATGGCGAGCTGCCGCCGCATAAATTCCTGATCCATCGACACCCGTTCAAATCGGGCCAATCAGTGCGCAGCGGGCTGACGCGCGCCGTGGCCTGGCTGTGGATGTATTCCGCGTTTAACCTGAAAGATTGGGCGCTTTTCTGCCAGGCGTATGGGCTGCCGATCCGTGTTGGTCGCTACGGGCCGGAGGCGAGCCGCGCGGATAAATCGGTGTTGTGGAAGGCGGTGAGCTCGATCGCCGGCGACGTGGCGGCGATCATCCCGAAAAGCATGGAAATCGAGTTCATCAAGGACGGCGATCGGGCCGCCGGCGCCAAGCTGTTCCTGGACCGCGCCGATTGGCTGGACCGCAGCGTGAGCAAGCTGGTGTTGGGCGGCACCGCCGGCACCGATGCGATCGCCGGCGGGCACGCGGTGGGCAAGGAGCACCGCGCAGGCGAGCAGGATGTGGAGCGTTTCGACGCGCGCCTGGTCAGCGTGAGCGTCACGCGCCAGCTCGTGCAGCCGATGATCGCGTTCACCTTCGGCCCGCAGGCGAAATACCCGCGCCTGGTGATTGGCCAGGAAGAGCAGGTGCCGCTGAAGGACCGCATCGCCGCGATCGCCGACCTGGGGCCGTTGGGGCTGAAGGTGAAAGCGAGCGAGGTGCGCGAGTGGATCAGCGCCACGGAGCCCGAGGAAAACGACGAGACCGTTGGCGGCGTGGTTGCAGCGCCCGTGAACGATCCGAAAATCCCGCACCCGCCGGTGGCGCCAGAGGCGAATGCCACGCTGTTCGGGCCGCTGCACGATCTGATCCTGTGCCGCACCGCCATCCCGGATGAGCTGGTGGAGCGGATGACGGACCGCCTGGCGGCCGATGCTGCAGGCGCCATGGCGGGGCTGACGGAGACCGTGCGCAACCAGTTCAACGCGGCGACGGACATGAAGGACCTGGCGCATCGCCTGCGCCACCTGAAGCTGCCGCAGCAGGAATATGCCGAGGCGATGGCGCGCGGCATGGCGTTGGCGCAGCTGGTTGGCCAAGCCAGCATCATTTCTGAAATCGGGAGAGGGGCATGATCCAGATCGACCCAAAAGCCTACGAGTTGATCCAGCAAGAAATCGCGAATGTGATCCGCTCGGAAACGAAAAGTCCGAACGAAGCGGCCATGATCGGGTCGTGCGTGATCATCGTTCTGGGTCGTGTCCCCCCACGTGGTGTAGGAGCTGTGGGTAACTCGCCCGCCGGAGCGACCGTCCAGAGTCTGGCGCAGGCGGGCGAGTTATCCACAGCGGCGGTCATCGCGGGTCTCCGGTAA